TTTTGGAGGGAGAAGCAGCATGGCTACTCAAAGAGCACAATCGGCTGGAGGGTCGATTAACAATGATGGTGGTATCGTAATTGGTGTTAAAGGCGCTAACATCGGTACTGACAGTCCAATGTCAAGTGGCGTTAACGGACTTTTTGGCGGTTTAGATGAAACAGGTACTGGTTCTGAATACGGCTCAGAAGTTCAAACAACTGATAGGGGTACAAACCCTTTCCACGATCACGTTGGTATTCAAGCCGCTAATTCAGCGGGAGCTTTCGCATTTACACCAGACCCTAAGACTAGAGCCGCTGACGACCAGCAGTTCATCATCAGAGGCATTTCCACAAAAATTGGTAATGTTTCAAATGACACTATTAGATCTGGCGGTTCTAAGTACGGTGGTATCAATCTTGGCAAGTCCGGCGCTCAAACCGTGAACACCACCAAGATGTATGGTTCAGGCGCGGCAATCGACGTGTTGGAGCCAACCAGTAGTGGTATTGCTCCTTACAGAACTAAAGGAAGCGGAGCTGGAAACCCAATTACCTTTATCACTCCTAGTGGTGTCACCGGAGACGAACCGTCTAACGCTGACAATATCAAGCCTACTAGAGCTGTTCCGGGTGAATTGGCCTACATGCAGGGTGGAGTTACTCCTAAACAGGATGACTACAAAGCTAGAGACGCTAAGGAAACTTAGACTAAATGCTTTTCAAGACTCTTGGCCGCCTTCGGGCGGTCATGTAGTCTCACCTTATTGGAGGCGCAGCGGTGGCTATAGAAGATTTTACAGTAGTCCTAACAATGCTAACTACCCTACTTGGGTTTCTTGGCGCTGTATGGCTAAAAGTGCTTAGACCAGCTATGAAGTTTATAGATAAACACGACGACGTTGTTCAGTCTATAGAAAACATAGAGAAGGAAATTACTTGCAATGGTGGCTCTAGCTTAAAAGACACAGTTATAAAACTAAACACCACATGCGGAAGAATAGAAAATAGGCAAAAGATTATAGAGCAAAGAAGCAAAGCATCTCTGCATTATAGCAATACAGCCTTATTTGAAACAGACAGAAAAGGTAGACTCGTCTGGACTAATGAGCCATTCTACCAACTAACTGGTCAGACCCTAACAGACATAAAAGGGTATGACTGGATAACATATGTTCATGAAGACGAAAGAGAAGAGTTTCTACAGGAATTTGAGTCTTGTCTAAAAATGAACAGAAAGTTTTCTAAAGAAGTAACGACCTCCAACGGAATGGAAATGAGGATGACTGGTTATCCTTACAGGTTAAATGACAATGAACAAGGTGGTTTTTTAATAAGCATAACAGATGCTTAGAAAGGATATTATTATGGGTTCAAAAAAATGGTCGCTAAATGGGGAGGATCTTAAAAAGTTAGGTCTCAACACCCTCTTTGTTTCTTTAGCTGCTGGCCTTACTTATTTAGGTGCAGAAGTTGGAAACATAGACTGGGGTTCTTCAACAGCCCTTATTGTTCCTATTGCAACTCTACTGTTGGGTACAGCTACCCAGTGGGCAAAAAATAACAAAGAAGATTAACTTTTTTGCTTGCAACATAGAGTTTATATAGTACAATGAGTTTGACACATGAAGATTGAAAAAGTATAACTTAATTTACTCGCTTCAAGTTTGTCGCTTGGGGCGAGTTTTTTTTACACCTAGAGGTAGCATGATATGGAAGTAACTAAGAGAAATGGTGAACTGGAATCATATGACGTTGAAAAAATACACCAAGTTGTTGAGTGGGCTACAGAAGGAATAAATAATGTATCCTCTTCTGATATAGAGATGAACATGAACCTTTCTATGAGAGACAAGATAGGTACAGAAGAGATACATCAGATACTAATCAAAAGCGCGAGCGACTTGATTTCTGAATCAACGCCGAACTATCAGTACGTGGCGGCAAGGTTACTCAACATGTCGCTCAGAAAAAAGGTCTGGAAGCACGCAACCACTCCGCCAGATTTACATCATCACATCTGTTTGATGATTGACAATGGCATCTACGACGAACACATGCTTGATGACTGGAGCAGGGAAGACGTAGACGAGCTGGCCTCTTATATAAAGCATGAGAGAGATAACATGTTTACATACTCTGGCCTCCAACAGTTGATTGACAAATATCTCATTAAGAACAGAACAACTGGAATTATATACGAAACTCCACAGGTTGCTTATATGTGTATTGCGATGTGCCTGTTTTCAGGAGACAAGAAGAGAGTAAAAGAGGCATATGATGCTTATTCTACTTTTAAAGTCAACTTACCTACTCCAATCATGGCTGGCGTTAGATCAACCATTAAGCAGTTCGCTTCGTGCGTTCTTGTGGATATAGATGACGACCTAGATGGAATTTTTTCTAGCATACATGCAGTTGGCAAATACACTGCCCGAAGAGCTGGCATAGGTCTTAACGCAGGTAGGATCAGACCAATCAACTCACCCATCAGGGGCGGGGAAGTCATACACACTGGGCTAATTCCATATCTCAAGATTTTTGAGTCCGCAGTTAAGGCGACATCTCAAAATGGTTTACGGGGCGGCTCTGCTACAGTACACATTCCTTTCTGGCATTATGAAATTGAAGACGTTTTAGTGCTAAAGAATAACGCAGGAACTGACGATAATAGGGTTAGGAAGTTAGACTACTCAATACAGTTCTGCAAGTTATTCTACGATAGGCTAATTAAGAATGAAGACATCACTCTTTTTAGCCCTGATGAGGCAAAAGGCTTGTATGAAGTCTTTGGTGACAACAAGAAATTTGAAGAACTTTACGTCAAGTATGAAAATTCTAGATCAATTAAAATGAAAAAGAAAGTTAGTGCAAGGAAGTTGGCAGAAGTATTTGCAAGAGAACGGTTAGAGACGGGTCGCATATACAGTATGAATATAGATAACTGTAATGAAAATGGGTCTTGGGATATTCCTGTACACATGAGTAATTTATGCCAAGAGATAATTCATCCTACAGTGCCTATCAATTCGGTTGATGATCCTGATGGAGAGATCGGAATTTGCATATTGTCTGCTCTGAATTTAGTAGAATTGAATTCAGACAAAGACATTCAAGTGGCTTGCAAGAACGCAGTAGAATCACTAGAGTCCGTAATTGATTACCAAGATTACCCAGTCTTAGCAGGAGAAAACTTCACTAAAAACAGGCGGTCTTTAGGCATTGGAATAACTAATTTAGCAGGATTTTTAGCCAAGAATAAACTGACCTATGACGACCCAAAGACTCCAGAGTTAATCCACGAAACTATGGAAAAAATACAGTGGCACTTGATTGACTCTTCTTGCAGGCTCGCAGAAACGTTGGGGGCGTGTGAAAAGTTTGGTGATACTAAATATTCTAAAGGCTTGCTCCCTATTGATTGGTACAAAAGAACAGTAGATGACATTGTAAAGCCAGAGTATAATATGGACTGGGAAGAGTTAAGAGCTAGAGTTAAACAATTTGGACTGAGACACTCTACATTGTCTGCCATTATGCCGTGCGAGTCAAGCTCTGTCATACAGAACAGCACTAATGGTATTGAACCAGTTCGGCAGCTACTTTCTTATAAAAAAGCCAAAAATGGCGTGCTAAAACAGCTAGTGCCGAACTATCATAAAGGTAGAAAATATTACTCTTTAGCATTTGACATGAAGGATAACAATGCTATAATTAAAATTGTTGCGGTGTTACAGAAGTTTGTAGACATGAGTATCAGTGCAAATCTGTATTACAACTACGACCATTATGAAGATGGCTCGATACCGCTAAGCCAGATTATTAAAGACAATATAACCAGCTACAAATACGGGGTTAAAAATTTGTATTATTGCAATACTCCTGACGGAGATGGTAAACTAGAAAAAGAACCAGTTTGTGAAGGTGGAGCCTGCGCTATATAATGAAAACTATTTTGAATAAGATGAATGTGGACACCCTTAAGCAGCCCTTGTTTTTGGGCGAAGATCTGTCACTCCAGAGGTATGACAAGTTTAAGTATCCAGTATTTTTTGACCTATACAAGAAGCAGCTTGAGTTTTTCTGGAGACCAGAAGAGATTGAGCTAAAGAAAGACCGTAACGACTTCAAGGACGACTCAGTGATGTCGGATAACGAACGGTTTATTTTCACATCAAACCTCAAGTATCAGACAATGATGGATTCTGTTATATGTAGAGGCGTTCCAACCATTCAGGAGTATGTATCTAATCCAGAGCTTGAGGCTTGTCTCAATGTGTGGCAGTTCTTTGAGCAAATACATAGCTACAGCTACACCTATATCATTAAGAATGTATACCCAAACCCAAGCGAGGTTTTAGATTCCTGCTTGACAGATAAAGAAATTGTGGCTAGAGCAGATGTAGCAGTAAAAGAATACGACAAACTAAGAAAGCTAAGTAACAGCAAGAAGATAAGCGACATCAAGAAGCAGATTTATCTAACTTTAATTAGTATCAATATTCTAGAGTCTATTAGGTTCTATGTTTCGTTCATTTGCGCCTTTGCGTTTGCTGAAAACAAAAAAATGGTAGGAAATGCTGACATCGTAAAGCTAATCAAAAGAGACGAGGCTATACACCTGCATAACACTCAGCAGATTTTAAAAATCCTGAGAGACGAGAAGTCCGAAGGTTTTATACAGACGGTCAAAGAGTGTGAAGAGGATGCAATAAAAATGTTTGAAAGCGCGGCCTCTGAGGAGAAGAAATGGGCTTCGTACTTGTTCAAAGACGGCTCCATCATTGGCCTTAGTGAGCCAGTTATGCATCAGTATATAGACTGGCTTTGCATGAACCGTAGAAAGACTATCAAATTGCCTTATGACTCTGGATTAAGAAATCCAATAGCTGGATGGACAGAGCCGTGGATTAACAGCGAGGCTGTTCAAGTAGCACCACAAGAACATGAAATAACTTCATACAAAATTGGCGCTAGTACGAACGACCTTGAGGATATGGATTTTGGAGATTTAAAACTATGACAGACGCAAGATTTGCAGGGAAAACCATAAAAGTAAAGAAGATTGAAGAGAAGGCTATAGTGCCAACTAGGTCAAATAATGATGATGCAGGCTGGGATTTGTATTCCATTACAACTAGGAGCATAGCCCCAAGCCAAAGAGTTACAATCAGAACTGGAATTTCTTTAGAGATACCGGAAGAGCATGTTGGACTCATATGGCCTCGCTCCGGCATGTCGGTCAGGAATGGCATAGACGTTTTAGCGGGGGTTGTTGATTCTGGATATAGGGGAGAGATAAAAGTATGTCTGCTCAACACGAGTAGAGAATGGATGGACATAAAAGAAGGCGATAGAATTGCACAAATTCTATTTCAAGAGGTTCCACATTTTCAGTTACAAGAAGTCGAGATACTACAAAACTCTGATAGAGGTCAGGGAGGGTTTGGAAGTACCGGCAAATAAAAAGGAGCTCGCATGAGAAAATCTCGCAAGCAACAAAAGAATGATAGACGAAGGATTGTTCCTATAACAGCTAAGACTATCAACCAAAAAGACTACATTAGAGACATTGTTGGGAATGATGTTGTCTTTTGCACTGGGCCATCGGGTAGTGGTAAGTCTTATATAGCCGCTGGCATAGCTGCAAATCATATTTACAGAGATGAGGTTGAACAAGTTATAGTCACGCGCCCACTTGTGTGCGCAGGAAAAGATATTGGCTCATTGCCCGGCGAACTAGACGAAAAAATTAAGCCATATCTGCTACCTATGGAAGAAAACCTAAAGCATTTTCTTGGTAGGGATTATTATGGTAAGCTATTTAATGAAGGAAGAATTAGATACGAGCCGCTTGAAGTTATGAGAGGAGCTACTTTTCACGACGCATTTATGATATTAGACGAGGCGCAGAACTGTACGCTAGATCAGATTAAAATGTTTATTACAAGGATGGGTGAAAACTCAAAAGTGCTAATAAACGGAGACATTAGGCAGACGGATATAAGAAAGTTCAGTGGCTTACTAGACTGCATAGACAGGCTAGAAGACGTAGAGGGCGTAGGTGTAAGCCGACTATATTATGAAGACATACAAAGGAACGGAATAATTGGCAGAGTCCTTGAGGCTCTAGAGGAAGATTACTATGATTAATTATGATTATATTTGTAAAAGTTGTGGACACGAACTAAAAGATGTGCTACAATCTATTAAAGATGACCCATTGACCCTATGTGAGAAGTGTGGGGATCATAGCTTGGAAAGAGTAATTTTTGGTGGGAGAGCTGCCTTCGTTGAAAATGTTTCTACAATAGGACAGTTAGCTGACAAGAACACAAAAAATATGGGTCACTACAAGAAGTCTGAAATCAACGCAAAGGCAGAAGAGGTTAAAAAAGCAAACCAACCCAAAAGCTTTTGGGGCAAGCACGCAACAGCTAGTAAGTCAGAGATCAACGATATGACACCAGAACAAAAAACTAACTATATCATGAAGGGCAAAAAATGAGTAAATATCTAGACCCAAACACAGATAAGTTTATTAATAAAGATTCTAAATTTGAAACTCTGTTTGGTAGACACGGCGAACCAGTCTTAAACAAGAAAGAAACCGCCATGTCAAAAACAGTGAGCGACAAGTTTGGAGAAGAAGACCCTAGAGAGTCGCACTACGTTCAAACTTTTCAGGGTGGATTATACGACCCAAATGGAATGTACTCGCACAGGGAATCCTCTATAGAATTAAAGATGTCAAGAGTAACAAAAAACACGTTTGACTTTTACATGTTGTATTTAAAGACTAAAAATTCATTATATTTAACAAGAGCACAAAGGAGTTTTCTAAATGACTAAAAAAGGGCCACTAGGAAAAGCGGAAAAATATTATGTCGAAGGACATTACAATACAATGGAAGCAAAGGATATAGCCAAAGAGCTGGACAGGCCAGTAAATTCAATAAACAAACATATTGAAAAAGTTAAGGCTAGAGAGCCTGAATTACATACGGCAGGCGGCCAGATGGCTAGACAGGACGGCATAACGATTATGACTGAAAATGCATCGAACATGTCTGACGAGATGAGAGGCAAAGGCAAGTCGATTACTAGAGCAGACCTCAAGAAAAAATCTTGTACAACAGGAACTAAGAAAAAATGATAGAAGGAAAGCAGGAATTTAAGAAGGCGATAAGAGGAGCCGGCGAAAAAGAAGTATTCATAAATGTGGAACTTTCTAACGGTAGGGACGTATACTTTTCTGATTACGATAATTGGCTGAAAATCAAAAACATCTGCTCTTCGGAAGGATTAACGCTGTCGAGACTAGCGCTTCAGTTTAGGTCTCATCTAGAGGAAATTGATATAGTCAACGCAGAGGCTGTCTATCTGGTTCGTTCGGTAATGGGCCAGATAGGAGAAAGATCCAAGTCGTATTTGACCACTGGCACTCTTGTCGATAACATTGTACATAAAAAGATGTGGCTTACGCCAGAATTGATTATAGAAAAAGAATACGAAGATACTATTGAAGGTTGTTTTGAAGAGGCTATGATTTACAATGGCAAAGGAACGAAGTGATAAGAGCAAATACATCTCTCCATCAACTGGAGAATACTGTACATGCTCACAATATATAGCGGAGATCATGTGTACACGCATGGCTCAAAAAGAGAACGAAGGCACGCAAGCCTATAAGTTTTGGAACACCAAGAAGTGGAAAAAAACTTACTCATTTCAAGTTATTCTAGCTAACCGGCTGGCAGCAAAATACGACTGCGCCGCCATAGTTAAAGCGCTAAGCTCTAACGAACTGAAGAACGTCTATTCTCTTCGGTATCCAAATATTGAGCGCGTAATTGAGAAATATCAAAAAATAATTGAGTCTGAAAACCGTAATCGTACTATAATAGATGTACAGGATAAGCCGAAGCCTCGGTCATCATCCTACGGCAAGAAAAACAGTTTGAAAAGATTGAGAGATATTGATGGCAAGAAAGAAGAAGACAAGTAAATTTGTTGAAGATGTAGTCAGTAGCACCGTTGTTTCTACCTATGGCGACGTGGTAAGAACGGGATCAGAAGTCCTCAGCAATCTTAACAGCCTACAGGTAATTGGATTGTCTCCAGCATTAGACATAGCGCTAGGAGGTGGCTTAAGAGAGGGTAGTTGCGTAGTTATGACAGGCGACCCCAAGAGTGGCAAGACAACAACAGCTTTATGCTTTGCCGCCAAGTGCCAAAAGTTGGGCAAGAAGATTATCTACGCCAACACGGAGGGTCGTCTAGCTAAGCAAAACTTTGAAGGCATCAAAGGGCTAGACCCAGACAAGATACTAATTGTAGAGTCTACAGATGATAGAGTTTTATCAGCAGAAGACTTTTTGAATATTATTGAATACTATATCAATAATGATCCAGAATGTGTTATTATTGTTGACTCTATGTCCAATATGGTTCCGAAAATTGAGCTTGAGGGCGAGGTTAGAACTGGAGTTCGCAACGCATTGCCAAGACTCCTATCAATGTTCTTTAAGCGCATTGGCGGCTCTGTCACGAAGAACAAAACAATTATTATCTGCATCACTCACAATATCGCTAACACTAGCGGTAGTAGATACGCGCCAATGAAGATGGCGGACTGTGGCAATATGTTACAGTATCAGGCTGGCACTAACATGATTATTACACACCGTGGAAAATGGCAGGTTCCTGCACAAACTGGGCCGCATGTGGGGCAAATTGCAAATTGGAATATTAAAACTTCAAACGCTGGAGGTATTCCGAACTCAACCGCCGAGAGTTGGATTAGATATGGAATAGGTATAGACGAAGTGCAAGAGGTAGTGCAAATAGCTTGTGAGTTTAGGCTAATAAAGACTGCCGGAGCTTGGTACACCATCCAGTGTGCCATCGACGAAAAAGAAGAGTCAGTCATAGCCAAACTACTAGAGTCGAATGAGGTAGGCGAGAAAGAAGAAGATATTGAAAGGTTCTTCAAGTTCCAAGGTGTTAACAACCTGACGGAATTTCTAAATGAAAATCCACAAGTTTGTGACTTTATATATGAGAAAGTTAAGGAGCTGTTTTGAAAGTAACAGGCTTCAATGGCAGAGAGTATAATTTGAATCTCTCCAAGTACGATGTCAAGGCTAATGATACCCGCAAAAGATCAAAGCATCATATCAGAGCCAGACATCTTATCAAGGAGGTTTATCACAGCTACAGACTTCTTGAAGAAGTCAAGCTTCCCGGAAGTACCTCAGCAAATAAGCGTTCTGTATTATACTTAGATTTTTTTATTCCTAACATACGGAAAGCTTTTGAGGTACACGGGAGGCAACATTACGAACACATACCATTCTTTCATAGAACCAAAGCAGACTTTGTGCTTGCAAAGGCTAGGGATGAAGACAAGATAGAGTGGTGTGAACTTAACGATATTGAATTGGTTATATTGAAATATTCGGAGAATGATGATGAGTGGAGAAACACAATTAAAGGCATCTGAAAGATTAGCAGAACACATAAAAGGCATAGATGAATACATAGCTATGTCCAATGTTTCTTATTCTTCTTTTAATGTAGAGTATATCGTGGCCTCTAATTTGACCACAGAAGACATGTCAACAATGACATCTCAAGAAATGTTTGATTCAGCATATTTGCTGTATGGGTATTCTACTTATATCCAAGATGAAATCAACAAGAACAAAGTTGCGCTAAGTTGGTGCAATGACCAAATAGAAAAGTTGGTCGCAGCAAACTTAAACAACTTTGACCAGTATACTAAACACGACGTAAAAAGACAAATCATTATACGTGAAAATAGCTACGCCGCAAGTGTAGATCAAATGAGACTGGTTGCGGAATCAAGGTTACAATCATTAGAGGGCAAGGTCTACGAACTGAAACGTCAGGGCGACATCTTGCTAGAAAGGGCTAAAAGACTATGAACCCAGAAGATTTGAGTGTAGAAGAATTACAAAAACTTCTTGCTAGGAAGAAAGACGAAGCCAAAAAGGAATCACGAGAGGTGCAACCGGACGATGTTGTGGTCGGCAATGATTTCAAGGTCAACAGAAAAGACTCTGGCCCAAGAAGAGAGCCGGTAAAAGCCGGCAAAAACACTTGGTCTGACACTGGAGAGCACAAAGACATTGAGACTCCAGACGTTGAGCCAACGCCAAGAAATAGGAAAAAGACACACAATGTTGAAAAGAAATGTCACGTATGCGGTAAAGTATTTTCGGTGCACCCGAGATTGATCAGCGGAGAATTCTGGCGATGCGATAGGTGTATAGGGAGATAATAATGGAACAACATTTAACAGACGCTGGAGCAGAAAGGGCTTTACTTGCTGGACTATTTCAGCACGGTATAGACGCTTATGTTGAGGTTGCTGATATTGTTGATAGCTACACATTTGGTATTCCAAATAACCAAGTATTGTTTACTTGTGTAAAAGATGTAATTGAAAATAATCTTGACGTTGATCTCCCATCTGTGCTATCTGCGGCATCAAGACTTGGACACTCAGAGCGAGTAGAGTCCAAATCAGAACTTGAGTACATAAAGTCTCTTTTTGATTTTCCAGTAAGTCAAGACAACATTTTTAATTTCGCTGTACAGATCAAGAAGTTTGAGTTTGCACGCAAGATTAAAAAACTCACAGACAAGATACACAAAGACGTAGACAACATCAATGGCAGCGAGACCATTGACGAAATTATACAGAAGCTAGAAGAGCCAGTGATGGATTTTCTCAGAGAAGACGATGGCGGGGAAAAGCCTGAAAAGATCGGCAAGGATATAACGGATTATATTGAATACTTATCTGAGAATAAGTGTGATGTTATAGGCGTACCAACGGGGTTTCCAAGATACGATATAGCAATAGGTGGTGGACTAAGAAGAAAATGCGTAGATCTGGTAGCCGCTAGACCAAAGGTCGGTAAAAGTGTTTTTGCAGACAATGTTGCCGTCAACGTAGCAAGAGAAGGAACACCAGTATTGGTTCTAGATACTGAAATGTCAAAAGAGGATCATCTTAACAGAATCATAGCCAACCTAAGCGGAGTTCCGATCAACGAAGTAGCTACTGGTAAGTTTGTAGATGACGACGAGAAGAGTCAGAGAGTTCACGAAGCTGTTGAACAGATACAAGACATACCTTATAACTACGTCAGTGTTGCGGGCAAACCATTTGAGCAGATACTAAATATTATTAAACGCTGGATTATACAAGATGTAAAACAAGATGAAAATGGACGAACAAATGATTGTGTGGTTGTTTACGATTACTTAAAACTTATGTCCTCTACGTCAATAACAAATAACATACAGGAATATCAAGCACTTGGTTTTCAAATAACAAACCTTCACAACTTAGCCGTAAAGTACGACTTCCCCTGCCTGTCTTTTGTACAATTAAATAGAGATGGTATAACAAAGGAATCTACTGACGCTGTAAGCGGCTCTGATAGACTCATTTGGTTATGTACATCATTCTCCATATTTAAAATAAAATCGCCAGAGGAGCTGGCTGAGGATGGCCCAAGAGCAGG